ATGAACCAAACTTTGCGACGATTCGCGGCCGATATTTTCGCGGTTCGAGAATTTCAAACCGTTGAAAAATGGGCAACCAATGGGGTTCGGTTTTCGAGCTTACAAAGCGAACAGCCCGGGCCGTATTCGACGGCAAATCATCCATACGCGGCCGAAGTTATCGAAACCATCCAAGACCGGGCGGTTGATAGAATCTCGCTTTGTTGGGGTTCCCAAACAGGAAAAACAACTTGTTTGATGATAATGGCCGGGTTCGTAGTTTCTCAAAAACCGGCCCCGATTCTTTGGGTTTTTCCCACGGGAAAATTATCGGTTAACTTCTCGGTTTCTCGATGGATGCCATTTTGCAAAGATTCAACCGCGATCCGGCCGTTGATTCCGAAGCTAGTTGACGGCTTGATCGACTCCGAAAAATTCACAATATCACGTCAAGAAATGGGTCGTTCGATTGTGAATTTTATTTCGGCGGGTTCGAGTGCGGAGATCAAATCCTATCCGGTTTCAATTCTGATTCTGGACGAAATCGACGCAATTCCGCAATCAACCCGGCGAGAATGTTTTGACCGAGTAAAAGGCCGAATTGATTTCAAAATTGTTCAAGCATCGACGCCGACGCTTGTAGATGCGGGAGCTTGGGCGGAATTTCAATCGGGGGATCGTTGCCGCTTTTTTGTCGATTGTCCGGGATGCGGTGAGAAAATGGTTTTTAGATTTTGGAAAGAGGACGGAAAACCCAATCTTATTTGGATTGATGAAAAAAAAGAGGACGGGTCAACAAATCTTCAAATTGTGAAGCGGTCGGCCTTTTATTTGTGTGAGAAGTGCGGGCACAAAATCACAGACGATCAAAAAGCCGGGATGATTAGCGGCGGCCGATGGATTGCGGGGAACGCGATTTCCGAACCGGGACATCGTTCATTTCATTTGAATTCTTTTTATTCTCCGTCTTTAACATTCGGAAGGATAGCCGTTGAATATCTCCGGGCCGTTAAAGAGCCGGGCGGCTTGCGAATTTTCGTCAACGGTTGGCTCGCAGAACCTTTTTCGGAGAAGATCGAAACTTATTCAGAAATGCCAGCGGCCGACGTTATTGGAGAATATCCGGCCGGGGAAATGAAAGGAGAGTTCCGAATTTTATCGGCCGACGTTCAACGCACGGCCGTTTTTTGGATTGTTCGCGGATTTGATCGGGACGGCAAAAGTTATTTGATCGAATCGGGCAAAAGCGCGGAATTTGAAGATCTAAAAACCAATTTCGAAAAATACGGTTGCACGTATGGGATCATTGATTCCGGGTTTCGAACAAAAGAAGTTTACGAATTCTGTTTTGATAACCGGCCGCATTTTTTCGCGGCAAAGGGATGGGATAAAATGTCGTCGTCGGTTCGGTTCAACAATGTTGATCCATTTCACGGCACTATTAAACAGGGGCAAAAGATTTCTTTGTTGCACGTGAACAAGGCCGTTTGGCAAATGGAACTTTTGAAACATAAATCAGGAAAATCAAAGCGGTGGCAAATTCACTTGGAACCGACGGCCGATTACTTGAGACAATTAAATTCGACAACTCTTGTTGAAGTTCATCAAAAATCAGGGAAGAAACCCCGGCTTGAATGGAAAACGGCCGCCCATCATCAAGATCATTTCTTTGATTGCGAAGTTTACGCGTTGGCGATCTCTTACGCTTTGGGACTTTCTGAAAACGGCGCGGCGGTTTTCAGAAAACCAGAAAACAAACCGCGAAAGTTTGAAAGGAGTTTTTGGAAATGATTTCAGCAAAAATTGATTCAACAAAATTTTCGGATATGATGCGAGAATTGACAAAAGAATTGTCGGATGTTGCCAGTTTCAAAAATGTTGTTGATGGGGAAGCGGTTTCAGTTTTGAACATGGCCGCAAAAAGAACGGGCAAAGCATCAAAAGAAATAATCAACATTCGGTACGCAATAAACGATTCCCACAAAATCAAAGGAGTTAGGACACCTCAAAACAAGAAGATGGTCGGCCGGGTCAAGGTCGGCGGCAAATGGCACAACACCCGGTTTCTTTATCCAGATGCAAAATATCGGTTGATCAAGGCGAAAATGGCGAAGTTGAAAAAAAGCGCGTTGTCGCGGATCAATTCGGCGAAAGCGGTTTGGTATGCGGCGGCCAAAAAAGCTAATCTTCCGATGGCAAAATTTCAAGGGACGGCGAAATATGAAAAAGCATTACGCGCACAATGGCGAACTTTTACAGACCGGGCAAATTTGCGGGGCGATCAAATAAAGGCATCGGGCAAATATGCGGTTGAAGTTTTTTCAGCGCATGGCGCACTTTTGAACAACGCGGTCAAAGGCAAAGACGCTTTGCAACATTCAATGGCCGGGCGCGTAAAATACTTTGAAACAAATTTGAAAAAGGGGGTTTTCGATAAGTGTTCAACGATTGCAAAAAGATATCCTTCGATTGTTTTGATCCCGTAGACAAACCCCTTTTAATAGATGGGACAAATCGCGTTGGCAACTTTGGTTTCGTTGCGAGACAATTTGATTTTGGCATATACAGCAATTTCAGAAAGTCCCACGACAAGCTATTCAATGGGAGAACGGTCATTTAATTATTCAGACCGTTCCCGGCTTTGGACTGAAATAAACCGGCTTGAACGGCTTATTTGTATGCGAGACACAACAATCAAAGCGCGGGGACAGAGCCGGGCCAGCTTCGAAAACTTTTCTTGAAATGGCTTCTTTTTTTCAACGTGCCGGTCATGCGGTAAAATCGGCAAGGCGAATCTTGTTTGGTTACGATGCGATTGAGTCTAGCCGAAACCGCCGAACGCGGGCCAACATCGGCCCGATCCAGTTCGAAGAACAAGAGCTTCAACAATATGATCGGGGCCGGATGATCTCGCTTCTTTTGGATTTCAAAAGGAACAACCCGGTTGTTGCGGCCATTTCTAGGCTTAAAAGAACGGACGTAATCGGGGCCGGTTTGATTCCGTTGCCGTTGACAATTTCCAAAGAGTACAACGAAAAAGTATCAGAGCTTTGGAATGAATTTGCGGAAAATCCAGAAGTTTCTGGATTGTTTGATATGGCCGGGGTTCAACGTGAACTTGTGGACGCTCAATTATTTTTTGGGGACATTGGTTTAGTTTTGACAAGCGACGGGAAAATTCAGTTGATCGAAGGAACGCGAATCGGGTCGGAAGGAATGGGCGGCGGCCTTTGGTCGGCCGATAATTCAAAAATTGGAGTTACAACGAACGAAGTAGGGCGGCCGATTTCTTACGGGGTCGGAAATCTCAACTCGGGTTTGCTTCAAAACGTAAAACAGATCCCGGCCGACAATTTCGTTTTGCATTTTTCTAACATTCGCCCGGCGCAATGGCGCGGCGTTCCGGGTTTGGCATCTTGCGTCAACGTCCTTCAAGATGTTTCAGAATATGAAAACCTTGAAATGCTTTCTGCGAAAGTTTCGGCAACCTTGTCGGCGGTTGTAACTCGACAAAACGCGGTTCAATTTGAAATTGCCAGACGCGACGCGACGCAAGACGAAAGCGGCCGACTTGAAACATTTGAACCGGGTTCATTTCATTATTTGGATCCCGGCGAATCAGTTCAAACCATTTCGGCAAACGGTCGGCCTAATGTGGACGCGATTAAATGGCTTATTCATGAGCTTCGCAAGGTCGGGGCGGCAATCGGGATCCCGTACGAATTCATTTTGGCCGATATTGGCGGGGCTTCTTTTTCGGCGTCTCAAGGGGTGAATCTTCAATATCAATCCGGCATCGAATCCGATCAAAGGCTTGTTGCTCGGACAATGAACAAAATTTACAAATGGAAATTGACCGAATGGGTCAAAGCCGGAATTTTGACAATTCCGGCAACGGTTCAAAATCCTTTTTTGATGCGTTGGCAATTGCCAAGATTCCGGTGGATCAATCGGCTTGCACAAGTTCAATCTGATATTCGTTATCTGCAAATGGGGGCAATCTCACTTGACGACGTGGCAAGCCAATTCGGGCAAACGGCAGAAACCGTTTTACGGGCAAAGGCAAAAAACATCGTTCTTGCGAAAACAATCGCGGCCGAAAATGGCCTTGATAACTATCGAACATTATTTAATCAGATGGAAACTTACGCAAACGTAAATCTCGTTGAAGTAATTGAGCAAGATAAAACCGATTCGCAATTATGAAAACAGACATTCAATACACGGTTGGGATTCGGGAAATTGTTTTCAAGTTCTTAAAGACCGGCGATCTTAAAATCAAAGCAGAATTGACGACGTGCGAACTTGCCTATTGTGCGCGGCAAAACAATTTGTTAGCCGGGGGCGAAGTGAAAAAAAAGAGAATCAAGGGGGGGGGATGTTGTTAATGAAACTTTGCAAACTGCAAATCCCGGCGGGTCGGGTTGACCGAATTACGGGACAACTTTTTGAAGTTTCGTTGATGCAAACCGGCGAAGCTTTAGGGCATCGAATGCAAGTCACGGCCGCAACTTTGGATTCTGTTTTGAATCAGATTCGGGGGCGATCGGTTGCGGGATATTTGACGCACGGCGGCCCCGAATTTGACCGGCTACTTTTTGAGATTGGAAGCTTTGAAAACTTTCGAATCGTTGGCGATAAATTGATAGCCGACGTTTTCACGGCTTTTGAATCTTTCATAAAAAATGAACGGCCGAAATTTGAACGGCTTTTTGATGTTGCCGAAAACGTGCCCGAATCTTTTGGAGTTTCGGCCGTGTTTGAAGCTGAATTTTTTTGGGAAACAACCGAAGGAAATTTGGTTTCCGTTACAGAAGAAAAACCCGCTGATTGTGCTTTTGAATTTCCCACGGCTATTTGTTCGGTTCTTCATTCGTTTGATTTTGTAGACACTCCGGCCGCCAATGCCGACGGGCTTTTTCTTTCCGTTGTAGACAACGGCGAATTGTTAAGGATGCAAACTCTGGAAAAAGATTTGAGACTAGCCGAAGCAGAAAACAAGGTTGAAAAACTGGCGCAAGAATTGGCCGTTGCCGCAAAAGAAATTTCAGCTTCGAACGAAAAAGTTTCGGCGGCAAATTTGAACGAAATTCAGCTTTCAACCCGAATTTCAGAACTTGAAAAACTTGGCAGCAACCCGGTCGTTCCCGTTGCCGAAATTCAAATTTCCAAAATCTTAAATTTGGGAAATCTGATTTCTGAATTTGTTAAAAACAACCCCGGTTCAAGTCGTTCAACGGCCGTTCTTGCAATCGGAAAATCAAACCCGGAAATCTTCAACTATTAAATATCTATGGGATCAACCACACACCAAGAAACAACGCGGACTTTTACGGCAACGGCGGTTGCAATCGTGGCTTATCGGCTTGTTGCTTTGCAATCGTCGGGCCTTGTCCAAGTTACCGGGGACAACTCAACGGACGTTGTCGCGGGCGTAACTGTAGACAGTTGCGCGGCATCGGGCAACGTAGCCGTTAAGCTCCGAAGCAGCGGCGGCACGGCCGAAATAATGACGAACGGGGACGCGATCGCGGTTGCAGATTTGGTTTATTCCGATGCGACCGGCAAAATTGGAACGGACAGCACAAATGTTTTGGTCGGTTACGCGCTTCAAGCATCATCGGCCGACGGTGACGTGATCGAAATTCTTTTGACTTAATCTCAACCCAAAAAAAATAATGAGCATATTTGCAAATTCAAGCGCAACTTTTCAACCGATCGTTTCGCAAGCCGTCAACGAAGCAGATCGGCAAAGATTTGTCGGAACTCGAATCTTGCCGGTCGTTTTGAGCGGTTCGAAAAAAGGAAAGTACGCGGTGATTCAAGCGTCTCAATTCAACAACGATCTCTCCAAGCCGCGCTCGCCGGGTTCGAACTTTGCCAGTGCATCTAGCGAGTACACAACCGGAACTTTCGATTGTGTAGAATACGGAATTGAGAATTCGTTGGACGATCTAGACGTTCAAGAAGCATCAACAGACGCGATGCTTGATATTGCCACGGTTGCGGCAAATCAGCTTGCGGATGATTTGATGATCGGCCACGAATTGCGCGTTGCTTCGTCTCTTTCCGGGGCCGGGTTCACAAGCACGGCGGCAACTGCGGCGATGTCTAGCGCATCGACAGCAAAGCCGATTCAAGACATCAACAACGCGATTTTGAGATTGAACGCGGCCGGGATTTTCTCGGGCATCAACTTAATTATTGAGGCTTCGTTGTTTCAAGAAATGCTTCAAACCGACGATCTTCGAGCATTAATTAACGGAAGCGGTTCTTTGGCTTTATCTGTTGACCAAGTGTCGCGGGTCGTCGGGGTTGATTCGATCGTATTGTGCAACACTCGCTACAACGCGGCCAAAAAAGGACAGTCGGCGTCATCTTCCAAAGTTTGGAGTGATTCGACTTTCTACGTCGCCCAACTGGCACAAGGGCCGTTTGCTAACGGCGGCATTGGCCGGACGATGGGTTACAGCGTGCGGGGCGGAGTGTTCGCGGCCGAAACCTACCGAACAGAACAACCGCCCGCGAGCGTCATCCGTGTGAGATCTTGCGTTGATGAAATCATCATCAACGCGAACGCGGGGCAACTAATAACCGGGGCTTGATCCGCGTTTTTTTGGGGAACTCGGCCCCGGCGTTTGCCGGGGCCGCTTTACTTTATGGCAAGCATAACAACCGCGATGTTGGCGGCCGATCTTGATTACGCAATCGCGGACGCGGCCGAAACTTGCGTTGTTATTTCCCCGCCCGGCGTTGTTGGTTTCGAATTTGTCGGTTGCCGAAATTCTTTGGCCGTTTCTTATTCGGTAGAAATGGCCGGAAGGATTTTGGAGATTTCAACCCGTTTCAGCGTCAAGAAAACCGGCCTTGTTTCAGTTCCGGAAAAAGGTTGGATATTCACGGCCGGCGCGGAGACTTTCAAAATAATTTCAACACGCATTGACCCGTCGGGCGTCGGCCTTTTGATTGACGTTGTAGACCAAAACTTTTCGGGTTAAAAAATTATGCCAGCCGTTTCAATGCCGGTTCTGATGGATTTCGAGCAACAAATTGAAACGGCCGCGATCACAATTGTTGGCGATGCAACCGGGGTTGATTGTTTTGGAACTTTGGGAATTGCAACTTTGACAATGCCAAGAATTGAGATTGAAAGCCGGATCGGGGAGGCTGTAGATCCGCCAATTGAGCGCGGGGGCGGGGCCGATGAAACCGCGATTGATTACACGGCTTTCGATTCGACTTTGACGGTTCGAATCATTACAGACAACACACAAAGCCAAAGCGCGGATCATGGGTTGATTCGGGGCCAAGTTCGGGCCGTTCTCATGCAAAGCCAGCCGAATTTTAATTCAACAACGCTTCCGTTCTTGGCTATGAAATATATTCGGCCTGTTGCAACGTCAACTGAAGTTGACGGCGATTTCAACATTTCTTCTTTGGATTTCAATTTGAAATTTACGATCCGGGCCGATGCTTGGCCCTTGTAGACAACCGGCAAACAGTAAGGACTAAATTATGGCTATTACATCAGACGGAACACAATCTTTTGGAATTCAGGATTCACCGGTTACAATTGATACGGTCGTTTATATTTGCGAATCAATGAGTTTTTCCCGGGGCAGTAGCCGGGCAGATTTGAACGATTCGAACGGCGAACCGGTCGGATCAACTATCGTTCCCGGCCGTGTCGAAGGTTCGGGAAGTTTGCAACTGGCGGCTGGGGCCACGGCATTACCGCCAGTCGGCGCGGAGATGGAGTTAACCGGCGGCCGAAATGCAGGAACGTATTTGCTAACCGAAGTCGGGGACGCTCAATCGCAGGGCGATTACGCGAAAGTTTCGATTTCGTTTTATAAAAAGATCAACTAATTGTTGGCATGGATGATGCCCAAAATAATTGGGCGGAACACGCGCCAAGAATTCGAGCAGCAAGGGAAAAAGACGCTGAATTGATCGGGTTGGCTTTTTTGCCAATCATCATCCCATTCGGCCGGTTTGAATTGGCTCCGTTCACGATCGCCCGGTTGCTTTGGCTTGAACAATTAAAATCCCCATTTATTACCGGGGAAGAAATAAAAAAAGCTGATGTTTTGGCTTTTCTGTGGATTTTTTCGCCTGATTTCAAAGTTGGGGCAAAACACGGTCGGCGATTTTGCCGCCGAAACTTTTTCATTTTTTGGAAATCCTACGCGAAAGAGATTCAAGAATTTATTTCTGTGCATGTTGAAATGATGGGCGGGGCCGGGCGAAACTCGAAAAACGGAAACATTGATTCAAGCTGGCTCCCGATGATGTTGGACGGCTTCGCAAGCCAATATCATTGGGATGAAAAAGACATCCTTAATTTGCCAGTGATCCGGGCCGTTCTCTATGCTGGGGCAATGACTTTTCGATTGACCGGAAAACCGGGTTTTGGTTTTTCTCCAAACGCGGACAAGGCCCGGGCCGATTTCCTTGACTCTCAAAATGGCCGCCAATAATAAATTCTCGATTACGGCAATTCTTGGCGTTGATTCTTCCGCGTTGGCAAAAGGATTTCGAGACGCCAAAAAACAAGCGGCCGAATTTGCCGTTGAATTTCATGAAAGTCTTGTAAAAGGCGCAAAACTTGCGGCGGCCGCTATAGTTACGGCAACTGTGGGAGTAACGGCGGCATCATTAAACGAGTTCCGAACCTACGAGCAAGAGTTTTTGCAGATTTTGACATTGTTGGGGGCAAAAACTAAGGACGAGCAAGAAGACATCGACAAACGGATTTTGTTACTAGCAAAGCAATGGGGCATTTTGCCGGTTGAAGCTGCAAAGGCGATTTATCAAGCCGTTTCGGCCGGTCAAACTTTGGAACAGGCTTTCAAGCTAACCGGAAACGCGGCCCGGCTTGCCGTCGGTTCTGCGGCTCCACTTGAGGAAACGATGAAGTTGTTGATCGGCGTAATGAACGCCTATGCTGGCACGTCGGAAACGGCCGCAAGCGTTACAGACAAACTAGCAAAGGCTATTGAAATCGGCGCAATGCGGGGAAGTGAATTGGTAACGTCTTTCCACGGAGTCTCAGCGATCTCCGGCGCGGCCGGGCTTAGTCTCGAACAAATCGCGGCCGCGCTTGCTACAATTACGCTTTCCGGTGTCCCGGCCGAACAAGCCGTTACTCAACTTCGTTCTGCTTTAGTTTCAATGATGGCCGCCGAATCTGGCCACATAAAAGCGATTGAAGAAGGGTTGAAATCAACAAAGGGTCAGATCCGAACTTATGAACAATTCAAAGAATTGATGTTGAAGAAACCCGACGGCTTGCTTCAAGCTATGCTTCTTTTGAACGAAGCCGCCGGAAACGACAAAACGGGCGGCCTGAAAGAAATGCTCGGCCGAATTGAGGGCATGCAAGGGTTGATGTCTTTAACAAAAAACGACGGAATCGTTTTCAGAGAAGCGATTATTGCAACCGGGGCATCGGCCGGTGCCGCTGCAAAACAATTCGGGATCATGGAAGGGGGAATGAACCGGATGATCATCCGGTTGAAAACTCAATTGTCGGTTGCCATGATTCAATATGCAAAAGCAATCTTGCCAATGATTTTGTCAATCGTCGGCCCGATTTCCAAAAAAATCACCGATGCATTTGAGGCAATCGACTGGAAAGAGTTTCAAAAGAAATTTGAACAAGTCGTCGGCCAGATGTTCAAAATTCTTGAACCAATCGGGCGGAACCTTTGGGACGCAATTTCAAAAATTGATTTTTCGGCTTTATTTCAAGCCGTGTTGCCAGCAATCAAACTTGCAATCTCCGTTGTCGAACAGTTTTCAGAAGTCCTCAAAGAGTTGTTGCCTATCGTTGGGCCTGCCGTTCTGAAGGGGTACATCATATTTTTTGGCCGGTTTCTTGTTTATTTGAAAGCGGCTTTATCTTTGATTCAAGCGTTCATGCCAGCAATCAAAAAAATCGTCGGGGCAATTTCGGGCGCAATGGACACAATTTTGGCTCTTGTCGGTAATTTATCCGGGGGGGGGCTGAAGGATTTTGGGGCGGGGGTTCTGAAGTTTGTTGAATCGTTGCTTGATGGGGCCGCAACTTTGGTTTTGAACTTTGTTCAACTACTACAAAAAATGATTTTGGCCGGGGTAAAAAAGATTTTTGGCGAAGAAGTTTCTAAAGCGTTGGGGGCCGCTTACAACGAACAGATCAACGATATCAAACAAATCATAAAAGATGTTTTCAAATTCTTGAAAGAATTGTTTTCGGATTTTATGGGATATGCAAAAACATATTTTGCGGCGATGTCGTCGGCGATCAAATCAAATTGGCCATCAATCAAAGCATCAATAATCTCATTGATTGAATCTTTCCAAGAGCTTTGGAGATTGTTAGTTGCGCTTTTCAAATTCCTTTTGCCGATTTTAGGATTTGCGGCGAAAGCAATTTTGATAATTGCTGGAATTATGGTTTCAATCGTAATTCCGTTAGTTGTTAAACTGTTTACTTGGTGGCTGAAAATGTATTCGATTATCTACAAAGTGATCGCAATCTTTTGGCTTTTGTTAAAAGTTGCAATCATGGTTTTGTCTGAATTGATCGCGTCTGTTTCAAAAGTGTTTGAAGAAATTTTCGTTTTGATTTTCAAACTTTGGCAAATTGTAACCGATCTTTTCGATTTTCTTAAAAAGATGATCGGGGCCGCTTTTGAATACTTTTCGCAAATCGTTTCGGCAGTTTTGGCGAAACTTGAACCGATTTTTTCCTTTTTCAAAAGCAGTATTGAAACAAGCAAGGAACTGCTTTTCTCGTTGTTTGATTCGATTTCGGCAATGATTTCAAGCGTTCTCGGCAAGGTTGAAAAGGCTTGGAACTTCATTTCAAAGATTTTCAAGAAATCGAAAAAAGAAGTTGCCGAAACGAATGTTGAAATTGAAAAGACAGAACAAACGACGGCGCGTTTGAACAAAGAAATTGAAAAGGGTGAATCAGGCCGGGAAAAAGCACTTGAACAAACAGTCAAGACCGGGGAAGCAACGCTTGAACTTGCTGAAACTGTCGCAACTGTTGAAACAGCGGTTGAAGGGGTTCGAGACGGTCAAAAAGAAGTCCGATTTGTAACCGAACAAGTTGCCGACGCAACGCAGGGCGTCGTTGAAAAAGAAATCATTCACGGCAAGATTATCGTTGAAAATTTGAAAGGGAAAGAACGGGAGCTTGCGATTGAACAAGAAATTGCGGCGTTGAAAGCGCAAGAACCGAATCCACGAAAACTTCCGAAAGGGGAATTGCCGCCGATAACGGGGCCGGAACTAGTAGATTGGAATGAGCATCTAAAACCAAAACCGAAAACAACGACGAAAAAACCAGCCGTCAAACAACCGCCGATCAACGTCGTCGTGAAAAATAATACGAACTGCATTTGCGAAATTCTTTCTTCAATGGATAAAAGTTTGAAGTCAATTGACTTTTCGTTAAAGGGGAAATTCGTGAATCAATAAAGCGCATGGCAACAATTTTTGACGCTCCGAACCCGAATTTTGCAACGGCCGTTGAATTAACGGTCATTCCGCGAATTGAATATCCTTTTTCGCAATTCGGCGATCTGACCGGAATGATTGAAACCCGTGACTATGTTCAAAACGAAGTTGATTTCGTTCCCTTGCCGATTAATACGGTCGGGGCCGCCGGTTTTTATCTGATCGAAGAAACAACGCCACAAAGCACGGGCAACGGGTTGGTTTTGTTTTCGCGTCGGTTCGGGAACGTGCCGACAACCTTCACTTCGTCCGGTTGGGAATCACTCACGTTTCCCGGATATTTTGCGACTCTTGCCGAAGATCCTTTATTTCGAATTCCGCAAGCGACGATTGCGGCGATCGAAATTGAACATGATTTCGTTTTTGAAGCAGACGCGGCCGACGTAAGTCTTGCCGAAACTCCTTTCAAAATCGTTTCCGCTGAAAAGACTTCAATTGATTATTTGACGACGACATCAGATCCAACTTTTTCAGATTATGAAACCTTGATTTCTGGCAATCTTTCAATCGTTTTTAAGATTTCGGAAATTCGGCAAGCGTACGGGGTCGGCAACATTTGGGAGCAAAAAACATTTCGAGTGAAAGCGGCTTAATATGGCAGAAAGGGGTGGCAAATCTCAAGCGGCCGAGCCGAACAACTTTTACAGGTTCGGGGGGAATTACAAAAAGGGAACGCGGCCGACGCTTTTGGAATCTGTCGAAGCAATCAAGGTTGTTCGATTTATTGAAAACATGGTTTTTAGATCGACGGCCAACATCTTTACCGGGGGGCCAAAAAGGAATTATTTCCGCGTTGATTTTCGAAATGATGGGAAGGTTGATTTTTGGCTTGGCGTTCAAACAGATTTGATTTTCGATCCAGATCCGACACTTGCTTCAAATCTGAAATTGAACGGGCAAGACATTTTTGCGAATCTTGCCGGATCTAAATTTATTCAAAACGCAAACGAAGGTTTGTTGATTTCGGGGCAAAGCGGTTTCCCGGGTTCGATTTTTTTGCAATGTGATCCGGCGAACGGTACGAATTCTGTTGGTTTCATTTCTCCGGCTACAGTTCCGGCCAGCGTTGTTTGGACGTTGCCTGCCGCCGACGGAACCGCAAGCCAGTTCCTACAGACAGACGGGGCCGGGGTTTTGACATGGGCCGCCGGGGGCGGTGGCGGCGTGACGGAAATTCTGACCGGTACAGGCTTAACGGGCGGCCCGATTACGACAACGGGAACTGTCTCGATGGCAAACACGGCCGTTACCCCGGGGACGTATGGAACAACAACGGCCGTTTCTGAAATCACTGTTGACGCTCAAGGCCGATTGACGGCGGCAAACAATGTTGCAATCTCGTTTCCAACTGTTTCAAGCGTCGCAACAACCGGAACAATCGACGTTGTTCAGTCCGGCGCGGTTTATTCACCGCATTTGAAAGGGCTTTCCGGCGTGTCTCTCGTTGGAAAAGCCGGAATGTATTTGCGAGTTCTAGGAAACGAAACCGGTTTTGAATTTGTCACAATGCCTAACTCTTGCGATCCAATTGCGCCCGAAACCGATGTTTATGTCTTTCATGCAACAATTGAAAATAACTCAATGGATGCTTGTACAGTTGAGGCTTCAACCAACAGCAACACGTCAACGGGAGTTGCCATTAATCCGTTCGCAGAAGCAACAATCGAGGGACATACAGATATTGATCAACCTGCTGTTATTGGAGGCGCGACTCTTTTTGATATTCTGACAAATTTTGACCCCGTCAACGGTCAGACTTTTGAGGTAAACCGAACTTCTGGGGCTGGTTTGTTCGACACTGTATCTTGGGGCATTTCTCGCTACACTTTCGACGGGGTGACTTACACTGGCCCTTTTGACACTGTGGTTTTTGATAATTTCGGGAGTGTTGATTATTGCGAATTTGCTTGGGTTCCGGTTTGAGCTACAGGCTACAGTAGACAAAGGGCCATTCATAGATGCAAATAATTTTTGACGGTTCTTTTTGGGCCGGATTTGTAATCGGATGTCTTGTCGGTTGCATTCTTTCTTCTCTGATTTTGTATTTTGTCGGCCTGTTATTTTCTTACGTTTACACCTCCAAAAAAAATGAATCTTAAACTTGAAATTCTGAAGACCAATTCGGTCAATCTTGCCGCAATCGGAGTTTCTTTGACTGAATGGGAACAATTTTTGCGCGTTGGCGTTTTGCTTTTTTCTTTGGGTTATACTTTCGTTCAATTCAGAAAAGCGTTAGACGATAAACCAAAGGGCAAAAAATGAACACCGATCAAATCAAACCCGGCTACAAGACGACCGAATTTTGGCTTTCAGCAATCGCAATGTTGATTTCAATTCTTTACGGGTCGGGATTTATAGATCCGGACGGCGGCACGGCGGCATCAAAAGCCGTTGCTCTTGTTGCCGGGGCAATGGCCGCGATGGGCTACACAATTAGCCGAACGATTTCAAAAAAATGATGCACGGCTTTTTCAAAGCATTGTTTGAAATCTTGTTTTCAATTTTCAAAAGTGAATCCAGAAAACCAAGCACGGCCGTTGATGCTGAAACTCCCCCGAAATTACGCGATCGGTTTCGCGCTTTTGTTCGGGGTCGCTTGTCAAAGTGAACGTGTTTCATTTATTCGAAGCGGGGACATTCTAAGAACGGCCGACGATGTGCGCGGGCACGTTTATTTTTTAAGGGATGGAGTTTGGACAAAATCGGCGGGGCCGGTTTTAATCCCCGAAGGTTGGTTTCTTGGTAATTTGCCGCCCGAATAGATTTCGGCGTTTTAATTGATTCCACAATCGGCGCAAGACGCGTTTTGATTTTTTGTCGGGGTTCTGACACCCATTTTTCAAGGGTATAAATTAGCAAAAATAGGTTCTCTTTTGTTTCTGTAGATTCTTTGATTGTTGAACAGCGTTCAAATTTCCGTCTTTACATTTTTCACAATTTGAACAATTCTTGCCAAGTCGAATAAAAAAAAATCATGCAAACCGAAACCATAATTCCTAACGCTGAAGAAACTGTTTTTTCTGAATCTGTTGAATTAGAACCAAACAAAATTGTCTTGTACCCTCTTGAAAACATAAAAGCCGGGAAATCAAAAATCAAAAAACAATTGCTTGCATGGGGAAAACGCCAAAAAATTTTAGTGACTTTATATTTTTCAGATCTCGTAAATAATTCGCCCATTGAAGTTCGATTGACTGGCGGAACAGAACCGGCCCGGGCCAAACTTGAAAAATCGTTTCATCGGATTTGCCGAAAATTTGAAACAAAATTTAGGCTTTGAAATCAACGGCCCCGTTTCTGTGGCTACCTCCTTTATTTCAAAAAGTCACGCGGGGCCAATTTCAAAAATGAAAATCAAAACTTACAAGGGCGATTCTTTCAAAGATTTTGAAATGATGGAACAAACTTCGCTTTCACTTGCCGAAAAAGTGAAAGATGGAGAAGAAGAAGAAAACGAAATTGAACCTGTTTTTGAATTGGATGACGGAACAGAACTTTGGATTCGTTTGTGATGAAAAAAAAGTCAAACATTCGGTTTGTTTTTTTGGCGGTCTTTCTTGGCGTTCTGTGGCCGATTTTTGGCGCACCAATAACCGGATTTTGCCTTTGCTCTATCTGTTGCGGCCGACAGGCCAGCGGCATCAATGCGGCCGGGAAAAAGCCGGTTCAGGGGGTTTCAATCGCGGCAAGTCGGTCAATTCCTTTGGGGTCGGTCGTTAAAATCGACGGGATCAAAAACCGGTTCATTGTTGACGATCGAACCGCGAAAAGGTTTGACGGCCGGTTTGATATTTTTTTCAATTCTCATCAAGAGGCAAAAAAATTTGGGATAAAGAATTTGAAAGTTGAAATTGAACCCCAAAACAAAAACAGAAAACCCCTAAAATGAACCCAAAGAATAAATCAGCCTTGAAAGGCAAAGATCCCGAACTTGCAATATCAGCCCGTGCAAAACTTTTAATCTTTGGCCCGCCCGGAATTGGGAAGACTTTTGGTTCGTTGTCATTTCCGAATTGTTATTTTATCGACACTGAAGGTGGCGCAAACCTTCCGCATTACACGGCCAGATTGAAAATCGGCGGGGGGGTCTATTGCGGCCCGGAAGACGGTTCCCTCGATTTTGAATTTGTTATTGGACAACTCTCCGCACTGGCAACCGAACAACACCCATTCAAAACCGTTGTTATCGACTCAGTTTCCAAGATCTACAACTCCGCAATTTTGGCCGAAGCCGAAAGGCTAGGATCAAAAAACGCATTCGGTGCAGACAAAAAACCGGCAATCCGTTTCATGCAACGGCTTGTCCAATGGGTTAATCGGCTTGATATGAACGTGATCTTCATTGCTCATCAACGAAGCGAATGGGGAATTGATTCAACCGGTTCAAGATCGGAAATCGGCAAGACCGCCGACGTTTGGGACAAGCTGGAATACGAATTGAATTTATCTTTGCAAATTGTCCGGGACGGGAACGGCCGGGTTGGCATCGTTAGAAAATCAAGGTTGGAAGGGTTTCAAATCAATCAAGCCGTCAAATGGGAATTTGAAGATTTTCAAAGACTTTATTGTTCAACCTTGACCGAAACGGTCAAAATTCAAAAGTTAATCACAGTTGAACAATTGAATCAAATCGGCGTTTTGTTTGAGCTTTTGAAGGTTGACCCTGAAGCGATTGACAAGTTGTTCGCTAAAGCGGGCGTTTCTCAATTGTCTGAATTAACATTTGAACAAGGTCAAAAACTGATTCTCTTTTACGAAAACAAGTTCGCCACAAGGAATTCGAAAGAATGAAATTCAATTTCGATCACAAACCGGATATTGAACTTTTGGCGAATGAATCAACGCACGATTTCGAAGTTTTCGGTTGTCTTGAAACAATTTCAAAAAGGAATATTCCGATGTTGAAATTGAACCTCTTGATCGTGTCTCGGGGTGTTTCTCACATCGTTTATTGTTACATTTCGTCGGATTGCGGCTGGCTTTTGAAATCGTTTTTTGAATCTGTAAATTATGTTCCGGGAAACAATCAAGGCGAATGTTTGGCAGAAGATTTCATCGGAATGCGGGGTCAATGCGTCGTCTCAATCAACGACAAAAACAAGACCTATAAACCCAACAATTGCGTCTCTAAATTCTTGCCGTATTTGCCGCCTCACGAAAGGCGCGATCATCTCGACCGCTTGCCAGAAGTTCCAACAGCTTCACCCGAACAATTCGAACTCTTACGAAAGAAAATTCGAGAAGTTGCAAATTTGAAATCCGAAACTTCATTCACAAAACAAAACAAAATTGATGATGACGACGTTGCTTTTTAAGATGAAACCAACTTCATTTGTGCTTCAAGTTTTCGGCGTTCCAATCGCGCAACCACGGCCACGGTTTACAACTCGAACCGGTTTTCCGCTGGTTTACACTCCAAAGAATTCACCAATTAACCATTGGAAAAAACTGATCATCTTACAGGCAAAACAATTCAAGCCGATTGATTGCGGAGCATTGGAAGCGGAATTCCTTTTCGTTTTTCCAAGACCAAAATACCATTTCAGAAAAGGCGTTTTGATTGCAACCGCACCAAAATATCACACTTCAAAACCAGATCTCGACAACCTAATAAAGGCCGCTCTTGATGCTCTACAAAATTCCGGTTTGATTTCTGATGATTGCAAAGTTGCAAAAATCATTTCAAAGAAAGTTTATCAAGAAAACCAAACAAAACCGCAAATGATCGTTTCAGTTTCAAAACTGAATCAAGATCAAGAATTGATTTCTTAAAAAGATCATTATTAATTTAATCTTTGCGCGTCTTAAATAGGGGGGTAGTAGGGGGGGAATTGAAAAATCATGTCAAGCTTAAAACAGAAACAAAAAAAATGAACACAAACGGAATCTTTTTCAAAATCTTATCAATCTTCTTTCTAGTGCTGGGGGTTCTTGCACTGGCAACTAGTTTTCTTGCCGTGATTGCGGTCGGTTGGAAGTGTGTAAGATGGGCTTTGAATTTCTGAAACACAATTTTCACAACGAACAAATCGTCGGCTTCGTTTTTCCAAGCAACGAAGAAAACGAAGAACCGAAAAACGATCAACGACAATCGTCGGAAATTCTTTTGGCAATGTTGTCTTTTTGTTTTCGTGAGAATTCTGGAATGAATCAAAGTTTCCGTCGTTTTGTTGCTATGTGCTACGTCGTCAAACCTTCATTGATCGGCAACGCTACAATTCGAGAACTAGCAAAAGAATTTGGGCTTTCACCGCACGCGCTCAATCGGGTTATTCAAGAAGTTAAAATTCTGATGAAATTCAGAAAACCAGATCCAAAATATCAAGTTAGAATTTCATCGGAACAACTGGCAAAACCGCGTTCACTTTTTTGCAGAAAATCGAAAGTGGAAAACGGATTTTTCAACAAAAACAAAGAAGAAGAATCAGCATGAAAAAAGAGCATTCAAACACCCTCGAAAAATGGCCCGGCAAATGTCCCGTTTTTTGGCCTTCGATGACACGTCCCCCGGGGGTAGGTTCTCGAATGGGGCAAAAAAAGGGGAACGTCGCT